TAAAGAAATATGTCCATCTCCATTTGTATCTTTGGCTGCAATCTTTGGGTCTACAGTCTTTGTTACTTCAGCCATAGTTCTCTCCCTCTATTACTGTCTTTTTTGTTTTTCTATTTCTTTATTTTCTTCTTCAATAAACTGCATTAATAAGTTAATGTAAATTTCTCTTTCCCAAGGCATCATGTTATCAAGTTCTGTTAAACTATATTTATGGTGTTGCATCAATGCAAAATTAGTTTTATAGTAATTAAACAGACTATCGTGAGATAGTCCTATTCTAAAAAACTTTCGAGGCCCTCCAGTACAACCTCACTTGTAACTTTTGTCTTTGGATTTGTTACATTTACTATATGTCGCATTTTAGGCATTGTGTCAAAAAACTTTACCATAGTATCAAATTGTTCACTCGTAAATTGTTCTACAAATTCATTGATATCTTTTTCTGTTAAATCAACTTTATTATAAACATCATCTCCAAAATGAATAGAAGTAATACAATTATTTAAAATATTAAAAACTTTATCAACATTATTAGTATCTGATTTTACATTTTTCATATCAGATAATACTGGATATCTTAAAAATACTTTAACATCACCAGATATATTTATTTCATTCGTGTGTTCCTCTAACATATGAACTTGTATTTCATCAATATCTATAGTCACAGGAGCAGAAGTTTCACCATCATCTGGACAAGTAACATTTAATTCTATTTTGTCACCAACTGATTTTCCTCTGACTTTTAAAAATATATATTCTATATCAAACATAGGAGATGTTTTTGAGTCAATAACTCCAAACGTACAGTCATTAACTAAACCACCCATAGCTTCAGCAATTTCATTTTCATTTTGACCCTCTTGGGCCATCATAAGAATTTTTTGTTCTTTTACTAGAAATGGTCTGTATTTAATTTTTTCGCCAGTAGAGGGTAGTTCCAACTCATAGGTTGGAGTATTCAGTTTTGGTAAAGCCATAATATTTCATCCTTTATAATCTTCTAAGTACGCTTGGTATGTTTGCAGTAATTCTTCTTGTTACTGTATTTACTGCTGATTCTGCAATTCGTGTCAATAGTGGTTTTGGTAAGTTTGCTTCGTCTGTTAAGTTCTGCCAGTAACGATATTTAAAGTTAACACCTATAGTTTGATATGAGGTATTTTCTGCATAACTTAATCCTTGTTCATTTATACTTACTGGAAATGCTTCTATAAGTTTTACACCATAAGTTCTGTTATCTTGTTCGTCTAGTGCATGAATATCTACAGAACCAACATAATCATTATAATAACCCAAAGCAAATGTTTGTGGATTAAAACTTAATCTTTGCCATGATTCAAAATATTTCTTTTCTCTCATATCAGTAGAACATTGAAATGTTGCAGCTACATCTGCAAAGGAATAACCAGTAACAATACTTCTTACTGGGCCGTAGATATTAGTATCTTCTGTTGTGTCCATATTCCTGCCAGGAAAAGATATTGATTCACATTTAAGTCCAGTTGCACGAACTGTTCCATCTCCTAATGCTTCTCCCATAATCTTAGAGAATACGTTAGAACCTAGTCCAGTAGAACCAGCACTTCCAGTTGGTGGATATAAAGTAACTTCATATCTGTGTGGTCTAGATATTCCATCTTTACCACGAATTTCTCCTAGAACTTCATTTAAAGCACCAAATGCTACTGCATCTACTAATCCACCGAAACCTGTTGCCATTAGATCATCTTCCTACTGTCTGCATAAACCTCTGATGCACTTGCTTTCTTAAATCTCTGAACTGGTAGTAAAGCTGCAACTGTAAACTCATCTGCATCTATTCTACGAAACTGTGTCTTAACTCTACCAGCAAGATATCGTTTAAGTGTGGGTTTAATTATGTTGAATTTTTTAAGTTTACTGTAATCAACTGCAAGTCTTGTACTCTCATCAAACTTAGTATTATTACTGAAATCAACAACTGTGTCTAATAATTTAAGTCTTAGTGTCATAGGTAAATAGTGAAAGTTAATTCCTAAGAAACCATCTGCATATGGTTCTAGTGGTAATACTAAAGGAAAAGTATCATAGTATGGTAATTTCTTTTTTAGTTTAGGGTCATAGAAAAACATATTCAATCGACCATAGAAAGGTTTATTGTTTCTCTTTCCATCTCGTATCAAATCCATTGCACCAGGCTTACCAAATTCTTTAATCTTGTCACGATACCATTCTGTAGATTTTGGTCTACCTTTTGCAGCTTTTACAACTGATTGTATAAATTTACTCTGTGCCATTCTTACACCTACAGTTTAATCCACCACAACTACCTTTAAGTGGTTTGTTCATAAGTAGTCCTAAAGACATTCCTAATGTAAAGAGTGTCATTAATACAATTGTGATTCCAAAAGTTTCCATATTACTATTTATACTTTATATTCAGATGGTCTTCAGTAAGAATTTTAAATTCCATACCATGATCTAAACAAAACTCATTTGCAGATTTCCACTTGGCTTCATTAACTGTCCATGTCTTAACAGAACTTAACCATTGTCTAGTTTTTCTTTTAGGATTTGCATCTGGTGGTTTACATTGATACTTAGGTTTGACCTCTATAATAAACTTTTTAGTAGAACCATTCGCTTGTTTGACTTTCATATAGAAGTCTGGAAAGTATCTATGTAGTTTATTATCCCAAGGCGATACATAAGGTATGATGATTTCTTCTGAACCCCATTCTAATACTTTTTCATTCTTATCACAATATACCATAAGTTTACGTTCCCAGAGTGAACGATATATCACTTTAGTTGGATTACCCTTATATTTTTTAGGGTTACTAGGAATGTATTTACCACTATATGCCATGTTAATCTTTATAAATAGAAGTTACAGGAGTATTTATACATGGCATTCAATCCGTTAAGAGGTGCGGCTCAAGGTATAGCTGGTAGAGCACTTAAAAGAGTAGCAGGAAATATTAAAGGTGGTTTACTAGGTGTCGCTGGTAAAGGTTCAAACCTATCAGATTTTGCTAGTTTATCTCAAACTAAATATAGTACTAAAAACTATTCATTTCCACTTGACGTAGAAGGCCCGCCTGGAACTGGTAATCAAGGACATTATATAATATTCTATGTCAATCAACAGACAAATTCAAAATTAACTTTTGGAGAGTCTGAAGTTTCTGAAGGTAAAAAGAACTTACAAAAGGCTGCAAGACAACATAAAATAAAATCAAAACCTTCTGGTATAGACGGGCCTGCTGATGCAGCTGCAGCTCAAAAAGCAAAACAACAAAATCTTATGGTTGGTGGATTAGATGATTCAAATGTTGCTGGACAAAAACAAAGAGAACAAGATGCAAAACCAGCATCAGCTAAAAAAATATCAACAACAATGGTACAAAGACCAGCAACAGTTAGAATGGATACTGCAATCACACTTTATATGCCACCATCTGTACAAGTATCATATAATGCAAACTATACAGATACAGATATAGGTGCTGGCGCAGCTATTGCTGCTAATGCATATCAAGATATTATTGGCAAAAAAAGTTTAAGTGATGTTCTTACAAAAGCAGGTAGTGCAGTTGGAGCAGAAATGGGTGATGCTGCAATAAGGACACTTTTAGGTGCTGCTGATATGATACCAGGCCTTGAGGGTGCAATGGAAGCTGTAGAAATGCAAAGAGGTTTTATCAAAACACCTCGAATGGAACTTGCATTTAAAGGTATTCCAAAAAGGTCATTTCAATATGACTTTAAGATGATACCAAAAAGTGCAGCTGAGGCAGAAGAAATACAAAAGATTATAAAAGGTTTTAAATTAAATATGTTACCAGAAATGAAATCTGGTACAGCAAATAGATTAACAATGCCTAATACATTTGATATATCTTATATGTACAATGGTGCAGAAAATCAATATCTACACAAAATTTCAACTTGTGTTTTAGAAACTATGGCTGTAACTTATGGTGGAGATAGATATAAAACATTTGAGGCAACTGGTAATGGAGCTCCTCCAGTTGAAGTTGGAATAACTCTTGGATTTAAAGAGATGGATTTAATTACCAGAGAATTAGCAAATCAAGGATTTTAATCATGTACTTTAAAAACTTTCCAACAATTATATATGACTCTGTAGGTAACGGCGAATTTAAAGATGTCAAGAATCTACTTAGACGAGTAGCAATTCGGGCAAAGGTAAAAACTAATACACTTCTTTATGATACATATGATGTCAAAGAGGGTGAAACTCCAGAGTCTATTGCAGATAAGTTGTATGATGATCCAGAGTTGCATTGGATTGTATTACTAGTAAATGATATCACAGATAGATATCATCAATGGCCTATGAACTTTTCACAGTTTAATCAATTTATTGCAGACAAGTATGATAATGTAGATGGTACACATCACTATGAACTTGCACAATCTTCTGGTAATTCAACCACTAAGATAGAGGTTTATAATAACTCTGCATTGTATAGTGGTGATAATGATTACTATGGTACATCAACTGCAATAACAAACAGAGAGTACGAAGAAGCACA